TTTGAGGATGCCCTTTCCGTTCCATACATCCTGATTTATTGAGTTTACAATAAGCCATTATGCTGCCTCTACATAAACATTATCTGGACAAAAATATAGTTCATCCCCTGAGTTTGGGTGTCCTATACATCTCATAATCTTCCCTGTTGTTGGTGTACCCTGTGTCAGAAGTCCTGCCGTGTCCCAAGATATGAATACAGGACTGCCGACAGTGAGTGTCGGGAATATAGCATCAGCTCTAACCTTGCCCCACAATAGGATTATAGTTGAGGCATTTTCGGCAGCTGCTTTGACACAAATTCCTACCTTCCCTTTGACAGTAGATTCGGCATCACCTTTAGCCTTTTCCCATTTATTATCGGTGCTACTAAAATAAACAACGTGTCCAAATGACAATGCCGTTCCCGCCGTTCCTGTTTCAGTCACTCCACAATATTTACCATCAGCCGACAGAGCAGCATCCAGCGTGATAGACACATTTTCAGGTAGTGCTGCCGATAGAATAAGAGCCTGTAATTCAGCTACAGTAAGAGCCTTAATAGCTCCGCTTGTTATTCTACCGACTACGGTTTGTTCTGCCACTGTAATAGCCGCAGGTGTATCATCTGACGTCGCCGCTAAAATAGTATTAGCGTTATACGTAGATTTTAATACAGCCCCACCAAGCAGGTTAGCAATGGTTATTTTTTTAGATTCAGCATTGGCTTCTTCCGAAACATCCCTGATATATAGCTCATCGTCACTAGCAGGAGTTGTCGTAAGTTCTGTTAATGCACTTAATTTTGTATCAGCCATAACTCCTCCTTAGTCAAATGTAATACTAAGATTGCCTGCTGGAACTGTAAAAGTATCACCAGAGCCAACCGCTTTACTTGTAGTTAATGCCCCGTGCATTAAAAGATTGCCGGACGTTACGGCATCATAAATACCGAAATGTGTTATAGTTCCCCAACTAGCCGTTGCGGTTGTGAATGTAATAAGACTTGTATTAGCTGTAATTCCGCCTGAGCCTGCATTCAATGTTAATGCCTTACGTGCATAGCTTCCACCTGAAACTTCTGTTCCTGTGTCTTCCTCAGTCGGGTCAGTAGTAAAAAGAGCTAGATAAATAGTCCCTGGCACTGTGTATGCCTGACCCCTTAACATGTGGTCGATGATTTTGTTCTCCATAAATGTTGATAAAGCTGCCATAATTCCCTCCAATTTTATTTATATGAATCTCTATAGGTAATATTTAAAGTTCCTGTGGTAGATAGTCCCGTAACCTTGATTAAGTTCGAGCCTGTTATCAGTCTCGGAAACTCCCCTGTTATTGTCATTGCAGACACGCCGTTCTTTTTGACAGTCCAGTATTTACAGTCTATTTCGAGTTCGTCTTCATCCACAAGGGACCCTGTCCACTGCAATTCTTCATCTGTTGTTACGTTCTCAAGTTTAATCGTTACATCGGTTAGAGTCTCCCCTGCGGTTAAAGTCCAGACCGGTTTAGTGATTGCAGTACCGCCGACTGTCTCAACAATTGTGTCGGGGTCGGCATCGATGTTGAAGTCGGATGATGTCTCGGTGGTAGAATAGGCAAGCGGGTCGGGGCATAAGAAGGTTATAGTACCCTGCCACGCTGTATTGGCAACAAAGTCTCCATCTAAAGATTCTAATCTGGCATTCCAATACCTTGTATTTATCGAGTCGAGTATTAACTCCTTCTCTTCTTCGGAGGCTAAGGTCTTTTTAACGTTGTCTAAATTAGAGATGACGTCAGCCGCATTCGTTCCCTGAATAACAACGTTCATTCTTAATCCGAGAGCGTTCCTCTTATAGCCGCCGATTAAAGCATAGTCCTGTAGCTGGGTATAAGGTAACGATTGGCTGAACTCAAAGAAGTTTGAAGATATGACCGATAAATCATAATCGGATAAGTCAACAGAATTAAAAGTAAAACTAGCCAATTCCCAACCCCCTTTGCTCTATGCTAACCAAAGAATAAAGCTCTTTTGCTACTCTTTTAATGTCGGCTTCTTCCCTGACTACCATTTGAGCGACTTCAATATTGAGATTGACGGGTTCGGATTGTTTAGGTGTTTGATAGATATATTCCCCGCCGTGTACCTCTGCAAGATAGGGCTGCCCCTCTGCTCCCGGTATTCTCCCTTCCCAGCCCTGAAATGATGGAAGAGACACATGAGAGATGTTTATTCCAAAATGTTTCCCTCCAAGTAGCGGCACCCAGTCGGGTATATCAAATGAAATCTTATTAAGCATATCGATAACCCAGTTGATACCGCTCTCGATTCCCTTCCAGACAGCCCTAAACGGACTTAAAATAATATCTTTTATTGTAGAGAAAGCCTTGCCGATTTTTTCAGGTATCGAGCCGAAGAAGTCGGCAACGTTATTCCAGACAGATTTAATAAAATCCCAAGCGTTAGAGAATATTCCTGAAATGTTATCCCATATACCTTTGAAGAAATTAACAATACCCTCCCAGACACCTTTCAAGAAACCGACAATGTTATTCCATATCTCAACAGTCTTTTCTCTTATGGTTTCCCAATTCTTGGCGATTAAAACAATAGCGGCAATTAAGGCTGCGATAGCTACTATAATCAAACCGATGGGGTTAGCAGTCATAGCCGCATTCCATAACCATTGAACAGCGGTAGCAATCTTGGTCACATTCGAGAATAACTTTATAGCATTTATAAAACCCGTAAACATCCCCACGATTTTCGGGATTAAGCCTACCAAGAGTAATAAAGCCCCCCCACCACCTGCAATCGCCAGAATCGTTTTTGCGAGCCCTTCATTCTCTTTAATCCAATTACTCACCTTTTCAATTACAGGGGCTATTTTCTCAATTAAACTCGTTATAGCAGGTATCAGTGCATCACCGAGGTTAACTGCCATATCCGTTATGGAGTTTTTAAGCATTGTCATTTTAGCGGCTGCCGTTTCGTTCCTCTTGGCGACCTCTTCGTTCAATGCGGTATTTTCTTCCCAAGACGCATTAGCAATATCTAATGCGTCAGTTAATATGTCTTGTGCATTGGAGGCTCTTAACAGGGTATCGGTTATTCTTATTCCGCCCAGTCCCAATTCTCCAAGTATTCCGGTAGTATCGGCACCGGTATCGTTCATCTCCCCTAAACCCTGAATAAATGTAACAAGGGCTGATGAAGCGTTCTCTCTAAATGCTGCAGCAAAGTTTTCAGCAGACATTCCGGCAACAGATGCAAACTTTTCTAATTCCTCACCACCACCCAGAACAGCCGAGTTCATTGTAAGTAAGGTTTGGCTTATTGCAGTACCACCGGCTTCAGCCCGCAAACCCATTGAAGTCAAAGCACCTGCAAGAGCGAGGATTTCCTGTTGTGTTAGTCCTGCATTTGTACCAGCGCCGGCGACCCTCATAGCCATATCGACTATTTCGGATTCTGTGGCTGCCATATTATTACCCAGCCCGACAACCGCCGCACCAAGATTAGAATATTCATCTGCCGCCAGCCCCGTGATATTAGCAAACCTTGCCAACGAAGTAGCAGCCTGGTCTGCCGATAAATCAGTAGCCATTCCGAGTTTGGTCATAATCTCGGTAAACGATAAGATGTCCTCTGTAGCGATACCCAACTGACCTGCTGCTTCAGCCACCCCGGCGATTTCGTTAGCAGAGACGGGTAACTCTTTCGACATACTGCGGATGCCGTCTTCTAAACCGGCAAACTGTTCCTCTGTAGCCTCAACAGTCTTTCTTACCCCTGCAAAAGCGGTCTCAAAATCAATGGCAGCTTTCAACGACCCGCCGGCGATAGCCGTAGCTACGCCTGCAAAAGCCATCCCCGCCTTACGGAGATTTTCAAAGCCCTTTTCGTTCTTTTTGAGCTTCCCTTCAAGAGAACTGAGTTGGGTTTCTACCTTCGCCATACCGTCAAGCGTTATTTTACCTACGAGACTCCATACTTCCATTACGTTATCTCTCCACCCATCATCTGGGTTATTACTTCGAGTGATTTAACCATCTGTTCAGGTTTTAACTTCTTCTTTGGTTTCTGTGGCATAAAATCATCAGGTTTGAATGGTTTAGGCCGTTTCTTTCTGTCCCGATTGATTTCAGCTAAAACTGTGCAAATTAAAGCCGCCCTGTAATCAAGACGGCTTTCTGTGTCCTTATATCGTTCAGATAATGCGTTGAATTCTTTTAACGTCAATCTCCAGAATTCGCACTCTGAAAGTTTGAGGTTATACCTCCCGAATGACCATATATCTATCCAGTCGGGAGGCTCTCCGCTAAAGGGGTGCCATCCTCTTTACCCTCCGGCATTGAAGCATCGAATATCTCCTCTATTTTCTCGGAGATAAGCCCCATATTGTCAAAGGTTACCATTTCCCCGACCTGTTCTAACGTCAGGGTTTTATCGTCTCTTATTAGGCACGACCATAACAAAGCCCGAATGTCCTTTGACGAAATATTATTAGCCTTGAAATTGAATAGCGATTTACCTGTAGCATCTTCGAATGCTACCATCGCATTGAGGTCGAGTTTAAGTGTTCTTTCTTTATCGAGTAATATTTTAACTTCTTTCATATCTTCTCCTTTTTAATTAAACTAAGCTGCCGGTCTGGTTACTGATAAGGTGTAAACCCTCGGAGACTTGGATGCTTCATAGACTAAGATTGTAATTTCAGTTGTAGTACCCGCTGCACCAAGCGTGATTTCCCCGCCCTGTACAGTGGTGGTTTGAGCCGTCCCGTTGACGTATATAGTATGAGAAGCCGCCGTAACTGTGAGTTTTACCCAAGACGAATCCGTATCGACTGTACAGGTATAAGCATAAGTACCCGCCGCCACCACCTCATTCAAAGATAAAGCCGCGGTGTCGGTTTCTTCAATACCTGATAAAGCTGAGATTCCTGTTGATTGAGTGGTTAAGAATGTCGGCTTGCCGGTAATTTTAATATTCCCGGATAACGACATCTTGTCGTCATAGGGATAGTCCGCCGAAAAGCCCGATGCTATCCCTGAAAAGGTAAAGGCCATCCCCTGAGCCATCGGAAGTACAACAAAGCCTGTTCTTTTAGTCCCGCCTTGTATGTCAGTATGAAAGGCTACCTGTCCTGCCGAGTCTGTGGTTATAAGATTACCCTCAAGAGTAACCTCGCCACCCTCCGCTACCCCTGCGATGTATTCCGCATACTGGTCGTCTGAATCGTGCGAAGTCACATCGATAGTATTCCTCGACTCTGATGGTCCTGATATAGATGTTAATTCAAGCACTTTAGCGCCATTCCAAAATAGGAACGTACCAAAGGCCGAAGTTCCTGCTGATGCTGTCATAATTTCCTCCTAAGATACTGTTAAAGTCGGTTTGCCGGTTACTTTGATTGTGGCTGAGAAACTCACCTTGTCATCAAAGGGGAAGTTCATACTGAAAGCGGTTACTATTCCATAACCTGTAATCTGCGGGTATTCGTGTGAAGACGAAACCCATCCGGGGAGTTTGATTATAAACGCTTTCTTTGAGCCTGCCTGAAAATCGGTGTGCATTGCGATTTGACCATTTGTGTCGGTTGTAATCACGTTCCCGTCAAATGATATTTCCCCGCCGTCCCTGATACCCGCCACGAATTCGGCATAGGTATCATCCGAGTCGTGTGAGGTAACATCGATTGTGTTCGCTGTCTCTGACGGCCCCGAAATAGAAGTCAATTCTGCGATGTCCGCCGTGTCCCAGTTTAAAATTGTTCCAAACCCTGATACTGCTGCACTAGCTGTCATTTTTGACCCTCCTAAAAATTATCTATATAATAAAGTGCCTATTTGACTATCTCTAACGAATTTAAGATTAAACTGTAAAGCGTAATGCCATATGCCCTCCTCCTGCTCGGGAATAAAACCATCTGTCTGAATCCATATAAAGTATTCAGTGGTTTCATCTGTTGAAGAATGGTAATCATCCAGTAAAGCCATAATCTGCTTCCTGATGGATAAACATTCGCCTGCGTTAGGAGAGTCCGACCAGATGTCGAGATAATAAGTACATCTTCTAACAGGACACCAGTCGGCAACATTAGCCATATCTATTCTGTGTACAAGATATGGGAACTCCGCATCAACCTCAGCCCACACAGGATACAGGCGCACTGTACCGCCCATGTTCGATTTTAACGTGGTATCTGTAGTCAATCTGTTATAAATAGCCGTTATTAAACTGTTCTGAATATCTAGATCTGCCATGTTCCACCTAATATATCTTTTAGTTTCGGCTCCGACTTTTCAAAGGAAGGTTTTAACCAGGGGCGCGGAGACATCTTTTTAGTGCCGAATTCGAGACAGGGAGCGTAAACAATCCCACTCCCAATGTAACCAATAATATTCAATCCCACTTGTTCAATGGAAGTCTTTATTGATTGCCTTAACTGCCCTGTTGCCACTGCGGGCGGTTCGCCGGGAGAAGATGCGGTATAAGTTTTCATAGTTCCCGGTACAAAGTAAGTCCTTCCCGACCTATTACCGGATAAAGTTACAAGGGTTTCATTTCT